CATTAATGGAAAAAGTTTTCTAGTGTTGACAAGTGCTGTCACTAACCCTCAATTGGGTATTGCTTACCAAGCTGAGGCCCCAGACGGAAAGGTAGAATGGTTGTCGGGTACTTTTTATGCGGCGGGACCTACGAGTTATTTTGGATGGCGTTATCTGGGTGGCTCTGCTGTCACAAACCCTGATAATGCTTCGTTTTACTCTTCCCCTCTCGAAAGTAATACTGTGTATATGGGGACGGATGGGGGTATTAGTTCCGCTAACACAGCTGCTGCTTTTGGTTCTGTTAATGGCAATGGGGCTGGTAACCCTGTTCTTTTGACTGGAGCATACAACGCTGCGGTAACGGTTTCAGGGGCAGTGGCTACAATTACTTTTACTAAGGATTTAAGTAACGCTACCTATACTGTGATAGCTACTGGATGGGATGTGACAAATACCGCGGTAATGTTTGGAGAGGTTACAGCTCAAGCGGTAGGAAGCTGCGCAATTACCTTTCGTACCTTAACCACTACTGCCGATTTAGAAACTTCAGGCGTCAAATGGACCTTCGCGATATATGGAGCTAAACTAAAAGCCTAAAATGGCCAAGTTTATAAAATATGAAAAAGCTTTACTTGAGATTGAAGGCCAAAGCATTTTGGCTGAAAGTGCGGAGCTTGGTGTAGAAGCCTCCCTAACGCCTATAGAAAATATAACTGGTAGCGTTTTGCGTTATGTTTCCTCGGGGCCATTGCGGGGGACGCTTTCTTTTAGTCATTATTTGAACGGACCTTTGCCTGATTTCTTAAACCCTCTGACAAATGTAGAAAGAACCGGAGAACCGTTGCGGGGTAATTTGGGGGGCATTGAATTTACCAAGGGTTACATAAAGGGACTGGAGTTTTCGGTGGATCCGTTTCGTCCTATTCTAGTGAGATCTTCGATGGATATTTATGGAGAATTGAGTGTTGTTGAATCGGGTAAAAGCGATATGGCATTGAGAGGCACAGCGAGCTCTCCCACCAAAATTGGTCACGGAGCGCAAACCTATATGGCTGGTAGTGATCTAGGCATCAACCAGAAACTGGGTTTTAGTTATTCTGTTCAATGTGATCGTAATCCAGTGGTTACAATTGGCAACGAATTACCTTCACGTGTTACCAAAGAGAATGTTAGAATTAACATTGACGTTAGGGGAGAAGATTTGGGAACCGTAGTTACAACAACGGGCTACGCAGCAACCGCTGATATATATGTGTATAACGTTTACCAAGAAGGAGGGGCTTCATTGTTGGGGCGCTTCGGCTGCACAGGACAAGTGTTTTCACAAAATATTTCAGCCTCCGAAGGAACTTATATGGCAGGTAGCATTTCTCTATCGCAGGATTATTTAACAGGCAGACAAATAATATGATAATTAACTCAGGTGTCACAAATATTACTCGTATTCCGGCTTTTGAGCTTGGGGACAGATACGATACCTATGATGTTGTTTATTATAGTGGTTACGATGAGTCGAATGTCAGTTATCCGTGCACCCAAGATGAGTCGGGACATTATTACTATAGCGGTAGCAGCGCTACCACCGCTATAGCTAGCAACAGGCCCGCTGCCGCTAGCACTGAATGGACGACAGGGTTCTTTTTTCAACCTTCTTATGGAGCCACTATTGACTATCAGGGTCTGCAGTATGGCACGGAATATGGTGATGGATATTATACCGTTTTAAATAAAAGCGAAAATGCTGTGCGCGCTACCTTCAATGTTGTTTTTGAGAAAAGGACAGATAAAGAAACAAAGGCCATCATACATATGCTTGAAAATTCCTTTAACAAAGGAAAGAAGCCTAATGGAGGTTATAGTGGAATTAATTGGACTCCGTTCCCTCCTTACAATCATAGTGGAGAATTTTTTGTTGAAAGTTTTCAGCATAGCTATGACTCTCCCGACGTTAACACTGTTTCCACCAGCTTTTTTAATGAAACAACGTCCCTAACTGACTGGAAGCAGCTTTATATACCATACAGCAATACAAGAGAAGCATATGAGAATGATCGTCCGTACTTTCAAAATGATGCTACCTTCTTAAGGAAGAGCGCGGAGTTTCCATCTCTTTTACAGTCTCAAAGTGGATGGTATTATTTTAACGGTAAAGACGATCCCGGTTATGGTGAGAGTACGGGCTTAATGGGAGCACCTATAAACTCTCCAACAGGTGCAGCTTCTTTATGGACAAAGAATAATTTTTCTTTTGATATAAATCAAAACATTCAAATTCCTCAAAACCCTATCTTTAATAAAGCGGAGTTGACTAACGACTTTGTGGTGCGAGCAAGTGAGGGGATCAACAAAAACCTTTTAGCTTTTTCTGTAGACTTCAAGGGGCGCAGCGATAACGAGACGCAGGGGATGATCCATTTTTTGGAGCACCACAAGGGCACAAATCTCTTCAAATTTACTCCTCCCGCCCCCTATGACTTCACTGATAAGGTTTTTTTGGCAGCTTCATGGAGTCATACTCTTAATTTTAAGGATAATAATGATATTAGAGTGGATATGCGTGAGTTTCCTGTTGATTATTTAAATTCATCTACAAATTTTTTGACGTTAGTTACTGTAGTGAATAGGCCGGTGTTAGGCGCCGGGGGTTCTGTTTCAACAGCTCAAAGAAAAGAGATCGGAGAGTCCGAGTTTGTATCAAATACGGGGGTGACTGTATATGCAGTCACGGGCCAAGTGCTTAGGACAGGATTTTATTTAACCAATAGCGGTAATTCGGTGATTAGTACCACAGCTGCTGTTGATAGTCCATATACTGCTTTTGAATTTCCTTCAGGCGTAGCAACAAACCCACAATCATATCGCATTAGAACAAAACCCGGCCATAGTAGTTTTATTCCATTTTATTTTAAAGGGCTTCAAGACAATGTAACAGGCCCTCCGGCTGGGGTTGTGGGGGGTCCAAACGATGGGGTTTATACAGGTTTGTTAGAGCTTTATAGTATAGCTGAAGACAATGGCCAGTTGGATCCCAGCGGTACCATTAAGGTGGGAATTACGGGGTATACCACTGGTTGGGACGTTAATCCTTATAGGGGGAATGATGGTCAAACCCCTATGCATCCTCATAAGTTCTTAATACAAACTGGATATTATGATGTTTCAGGAGTACCGTCTAATTCATTGTCATGGGAACATCCTGCCACCGGACACGATTTAACCCGTTATTCTGTACAGTATACTCAAGACTCTTCATGGGAAGATGTTACGGGCATCACCACATCAACGGTTAGTCCTACAGGTTTTCCTATATACACACAACAGTTAATAACACAACCTTTAAATGATCCCGTCAAGATGTATACCGATTTGTATACGGGATTACTGGTGCCCCCAAGCTTGATGAGCGATAGCAGTATTCCGGAAAAATTAAGAAATTTGCCTGACCCTCAAAATACGGGAGTACGTCAAAGTAGCTTTTTTCATCACCCGGGAGTTTTTAATCATGGTCAAAATTATTACTATAGAATGCGTTCGGAGTACGTTCCGTGGAATTCTTCCTCGACGGAAGATATCACGGGGTCGATGTATGTTTATGCGAGCGGTGTTAGCGATTTGAATCGAGAGGGGCTCACCCCTTCGGTGTTGACGGGGCTTAGCACAACTTCCAGCGACTATGCTATAAGCAAGACGGTTATCCCTGCGGCCCCTAAACCTGCTTTTAGGATATATTTGGGTCATGAGGATGCAAATTTAAATTTAAGTGGAATTTTTATCCAAGAATTAGTTGATAGGGGTATTTTGAAACAAGAAGGAGGGCTAGACATGAATCCAAAGGGGAGGGCCGCTATTGATGTAGCTAATACAGGTACTTATGGGGATAATTTTACTGGCATTCAATGGATATTGTCCGAGGATTACCGTGTGGGGTCTACTGATTCTACTATTCCTGCCATCACTACGGGAGGTGAGCTTGTAACAGGTGTGGTGGATGTCGCTGATGCCGGAGCCGGTGCAGATCCTAATCTACAAAAACCTCTTGCTGAAACCCCTAGTGTTCTTGTTATGAAAGCTAATTCGGCAGTGGTGGGGGCAGGCGGCGTAGGGGGAGACGGTGGATATACGGTGGTGTCGGCTACCCTTGATGCAACCGACTTTGCTAGTTTTTTAGAGGTGAAGACGACGCCGGTTGAGAATTCGCAGCCCGGAGGGGACGGAGGCGATTGTATTTATATTTCTGATCCTAACATTGCTAAGTTTAAAATAAGAAAAGACTATAATGCTAAAATCTATGCAGGGGGAGGGGGCGGCGGCGGCGGTGACAGATTTTTGGTTGAAAGACTTTTCAGTACAACATTTAATTATAGTCAGCCGAGTCATAATCAGCAATTATGGGATCGAATTAACGAGGGTTGGACTGAAAGAATGTATGGAGATGTGCACTGGGAGCCGTTGACAGAAAAAATAAGTTTCGACCCTGTCACTGGAGACCTTAAGATAGCTGAAGATAAGGGGAAAGGGGTTCCAGAAGGCGTACATTTTCGGGCTTCAAATTTTCTGGGTACCCACAGAGGGGGTGCGGGCGGCGGGGGAGCCGGATTTACTCTAAGTTTAGGAGGAAAACAATATTCTCCTAAGGATCCGGAGGATGGTACGCAAGGGTCTGATTTTACCATCACACTTACTTCCCAAGGGGGATTTAAACAGGTAGGTCTGGGAAATACGGGTCGAGAAATGCCGTGGGCGACGGAGGCATACAAGCGTTTTTCTAGAGGAGGAGATGGTGGGGATTACGGTCAAGATGGACAGGAGGGTCAAAGAGTGACTAAGGAGTCCACTGGTTATCCTTATACGCTAGAGGAGTTTGCGGATGCTGACACTACCGAAGGAAAACTTGGGGGTTCCACGGGAAAAGCTATCCGAGTAACTAGTGGCTCCACTTATACTAGTGGTAATTTTAGAGAAAAGTTACTGGTGTTAACCCCATCTTTTACCAAGATATCTGAGATTCCCGGATTGGTGGGGCATTTTGATGCGAGTAGTTTGGTTTATAGAGACAACGGGAGCACTCTGGCTGAGGCAAACACGAGTACGCCAGCAAATGCCCTTGTGCAGAAATGGATTGCAATTAATGATGCGAACGTTTATTTAGAGCAAACAGATACAGCAAGCAAACCCATTTTGCGTGATGGAGATTTTAGCGATACTGCAATAGAGGGCGTACAAAACACTTACTTCATGAAGTTGAAGCATTCTTATTTCAATAATAGGAAATATATTTATTTTCAACCCAGCGGAACACCCACAAGTCCTGTCATACAACATTTTAAATTATACAATGCCACCGCTGACGCGTCCAATAATGGAGACATTAAAGTTAACTTTACTAATGGCTATGCAGTGGGCGACCATACGAGCGTGGGTATTGAGATAGATGCGCCTGCATCTTATCCTATACAAGCCAATACTCTCGTTAATTTTACAGGAGGGGGTTCATTTAAGGTGTCGGCGGCATTGACTAGCCCTTTAACTAAATTAAAAGGAGTATTAAGTGGAAACCGTGTAGAAAACGATGAGTTTGGTTATTATCGTTTATCTTCCTTATCTAGTGGTTTTGATATTTTTTATCTAATGTATCCTAATAATTGGATTAGCGGCTATGTGGCCGGATTTCCCGACAAGATTGCGTCTGATGCTGTCTATGCTGTTGGAGTAACCACAATTGATGTTACTATAACAGGAACAGTGACAATGACGGCTGGAAATACGATTGTGTTCGCAAACCAAGGACGCTTTTTGTTATCAGCAGATGCTCCAGCTAATACAGGCTCCGCTGTTACGCTCTTGGGCACTTTGTCAACTGCAGATGTTGGAAGTGGAGAAACGGGTAGTGTAGAAAGGTCCCTATCAGACGGTGATAGGATTAAAGATCGTTTTACCGTTCAATATCCGGACGCAATCGCTCAGGAAAACTATAAGTTAAATGATGCTTACCCGGGTATAGATAAAGTTTTTCAAACAGGCTGGGTACGTTTTTCTGATCAAAGGGGTAAAGTAAATTCCTATTACGATCGCAAACGAGGTTCTATACAGGATAATACTGGACTCGGAGCAATTTACACTCCCTTACGGTTCAATGACTGGACGGTGAATCTTTCGCGAGGCGCTACAGCACGCCTGCGCCCCACAAGAAGTTGGATTTATAATTTGGGCGCCCGTTATAAGAGGGGAATTATAGACATAAGGGCCAAAAACAATGGAAACCTAGTGGGTTCAGCTTCGTTTGCGATCGAAGATCCCAAAAAATCTTATTTAGAATTTAATGCCTCAGGAGATGTCTTTATAGGTAAAAGTTTTTACATGCAGGATGGGCAAGAGAGGGATAAGCGCGGTTTTCGTGGTGGAATCGCTGCCATTGTTATTTATAATAGAAAGCTATCGAACGCTGAATCCCGAGTGGTGATGGGTAATTTATTAGATCAATATATTCATATCAAATCTCAGTCCACTAGCACCTTGAACCCATTAGATAAAAATAGACAGAATGATCTAAACGGAATCGCAGGTCACATTTGGTTTGAACCGGCCCCATAAGATGTCTAAAGCAGCACACAACAAAGCAATAACGGACCTCCTTCCGGATACATTGATAGAACTGTATGAGGTGGACGCAGGCCCCGGTATGGGCATTAAAATGTTTCATGCTGGCAAAATAATAGACAAAAACATTGTTTTTAATGGTTTTACGTATACGTGCATTCCCATTGAAGCGGATGGGTTTGAGTCCAAGGGGGATGGGACGTTGGCGCGCCCGCGTCTTGTGGTGGGTAACCCAGATGGAATCATATCCGACATAATTAAGCGCCAAGACGATATGGTCGGTAATAAATTTAAAAGAATAAGAGTCTTTTTAAAATTTTTAGACGCCGCAAATTTTCCTGAAAACGATAATCCTTTTGGAACTCCTGACCCTGATGCTCGTTTTGATGATGATATATACATATTCAACCGAAAAGTATCTGAAAACAAATATTATATTGAATTTGAACTGATTTCGCCTTTGGAGGTGGAGAATTACAAGTTGCCTGCTAGATTAATGATTGCTAACTATTGTCCATGGAGGTATCGTGGGATTGGGTGCAGATATGGCCAAAAATATGATGATAAAGGGCCCGAGACAGCCTTAAAACAACAGGACGATTGGGGTAAAAAGATTTTTTCTCCCGAGTTTTTTAGTCCCGATCTTGATGTGGGGGGAGTCCCTATGGCCGATGAAAATGATAAGCGTTTTGATGATCCTAACAATGGATATGGGCTTTCCTATTTAACGTGGGCCGGAGAATATGGGTCTGAAGATTTTTCGACAATTACTGTTAGCGCTACGGTTTCTACCGCTAGTAATCCTACTACCGTTAACGTTATCACAGGGGGCGTTACTTCCGCGACCAAAGGTATTCGGCGAGAAATAAGGATAGGTCGTACCGTTCCCTTAAAGGATAGCGCGGGTAGTTCAATTGGTTCGATGGAAGTTACCGAAACAGCCAAAAAAACAGTTAATGTAACAGCGGCGTCAGCGCTAAGTGATATAGCGGCGTCAGGAGTAGTGTTGGCTTTACGTTTTGTTACTGGAGGAGAGAATTATAATACTAGTGTGAGTGCGGGTGCACCCGGTGCCACGCTCACTACTTCTTATAGCACCGGAACTGCAACACAATCAGGCCCGAATGTTACTGGATGGGGGACAACGTGGACAGCGGCAATGGTAGGGTTGCCTTTTGTTTTTGATGGTTCTGGTAGTTCAGGGGAGATACTAGCATTTGTCAGTGCTACCTCGTTGAAGGTCAGTGTAGATAAGACTGTGACCTCCGCGGACACTTACGTGCTCGGTACAAGTGGAGGGTTTACAGGAACTTTTGCTACTGATGGTGACGGGGTCATTGATAGCAATACACTGGCTATCACTGCTGCTGGGTCTGGGTATACCGAATCTCCTCCTCTTATTATTGGGGGGACTCTGATTGGAGTTCCCGACATTCCCGCCGTTATTGAAGCTACTATTCTACAGACCTTAACTGTTAAAACGCCGCTATCTGCGCAGCTGGAAATAGGAGAAGTGATTACTTTTGGTACTTCTGGTGGTGCGGGCAAGACATTTGACGTTGGTGAGGTGGTCTCCGTAGGAGCGCGAGATATACGCGGCACAAATACTTCAACTGCTATTGCGGAAGACGATGAGGGGACATTGCGTACCATAATTGTGGGGAACGTGCTTTTGGATACTGGTTCTAGTTTAGCTATTAATTCTACAGGTGTGGTAGGTTATTCTAAGGGGAATGTGGTAGTTATAAAGCCCGGAAGTGGGAGTTTGATTGATAAAGATGAGGTTAAAACGACTGATCCTGCGTCAGATGAACCGCCTGCTTATTTTGTTTGCATCAAGGGACACACCACCAATCAAGACCCTCGCTTTAAAAAAGAATATTGGGTAGAGGATCAATGTAGTAAGACTCTAAATGGCTGCAGAATGCGTTTTGGGCAGTCTGCGAAGCTGCCATTTGGAGGGTTTCCGTCAATTGAGTCATACAGATACACAAATTAAGTGTGAGTTTTTAAGTTATATAGCTCGTATTTCGGCGCTCCATAAGACGGAAATATGTGGTTTAATTGCTGATAATAGTTTATTTTTTATCAAAAACGCTTCTTCTTCGCCTACGGATACTTTTTTTATAGATCCTGCAAAGCATGTAGAGGTTTTAGGCGCTAAAAAGATAGATTATTGTTTTCATAGTCATCCTATTACTTCGGCTGCTCCGAGTAAAGCAGATATAGGTCTTTCAGATAATGCGTTGATTCCTTTTTTAATATTTTCGGTATTAGAAAAACGGTTTGCCCTGTATGACCCTAATACCCAACAAACCATTTATTTTTTAATTTAAAAGTGTATAATGTAGTATGGTTAGCGTTTCTCTTGAAGGTAACATGGGTCTCATTTTAGGAAAAAAATGGAATTTACACGTTAGGACGGTAGGCGAAGCCGTCAGGGCGCTTGCATCTAATGCAGGTTCTCGTTTTAAAAGGGGTTTTGGTACCGCCAAGGGTTATATTGCTGTTGTGGACGGTGTGCCTGTGGAAAGTGGGGGGTGGGCTTTTAAGAAAATCAAAAAAAGTCTTTTGTTTATACCGGTGTTGGCTGGAGGTGCGGTTTTCATACCGGCTCTATTCGAAGCCCTATTTGTAGCATTGGAGGTCTATATGGCCGCACAGACAGCGCAGGCTATTGCTGCTGCCATTGTTATACTTGTTTTGGCTCTTATTGCTTATGGTATGTATTCTTTAATCATAGCTATGATGCACCAGCCGCAACCGGGGGAGGGTGAGGCTACTGTTAGTTTTATTTTTGCCGGACCACAGAATGTGGCGTCTCAAGGAAACGTAGTGCCTGTAGCTTACGGGCGTATGAGAACGGGGAGCAGGGTTATTTCTGTGAGTTCTACGAATGTTGATAAAGCTATATGGGAAAAAAATTCTTTGAGCGATTTAGTAGGTGGAAAAGTTGTCCGCCCGGTTGTGGGCGTCATTGGGGGCGGTGATTTTGGCGGAGGGATAGGAATACGGATAAATCTTCCTTGACTTTCGATGTATCTAAAGGAATTATAT